ATATCAAGGTCGCGGCGCAGCTTCTCATACAGCTTTTCATCTGCAACCTTTTCGCTAACTAGTCGTTTAAGTGCCATTGTTTTAACTCCATTGCAGTGCGACGGCGTGGATTTTCTGGTCCTTGGTGTTGAGTGTTTCGATCTTATACTTCATCGCCGTTGCGCTTGATTGACCGCTGATATCAACAGTGCCGGTAAGGATGCGTCCGGTTGTTAGGTTGGCGACTTCACTCAAGGTCATTTGGGTATAGGTGGTGCCACCATTCCGGCTGGCATAGGCTTTGAGGTCGGTATTCAGCGTAATCGCCGAACTGCCGTCCTCTTGCCAGATTACGATATTGGCGTCATCGGGTGCGGCGAGGGCCGTGGTGGCGTTGGAGAAGAGTGTCATATTATGGTATGCTGTGACGTATCCTTTTATAACTACAAATCCAATCGCCCGTTGTTAATGTAGCATCTGTTACATTAGAAGAATCATAATAACCTGAACCACCACCACCACCAATCGTGGATGTTCCTCCACCCCCTCCGTAGTAGCCGCCGCCGCCACCGCCGCCGCCAGAACCTCCTGTAGAGCCATTTCCACCGCCGCCATAACCACCGGCTTGACTATTATTTCCTGAATAACCTCCTTGCATGGACGAACCGGCGTTACCTTGTGGGCTGACTCCTATACCTCCAGCACTTTGAGTACCACCTGTGCCTACATCATTTGCATTATCTTGACCGCTTGACCCCCCACCTGCTCCAGCGGAACGTCCACTGTACGGCGCTCTACCACCGCCGCCACCGCCGCCAGCTATAAGTAGAGAACTACTGGAGGCTAATGCAGTAGGATAGAAAATTCCAGACATCCCTCCCCCACCACCACCTTCTGCGGCTTGGTCCGCCGGAGTTCCAGCACCACCAACAACAATTTTTAGAACATTACCAGCAGTTACAGCTATAGTTCCTGTTGCAAACCCACCAGCACCACCCGCGACCGAACCATCGGACTGACCAGTACCACCACCGGCTCCCCAAGCTTTACATACTAAAGAAGTAACCCCAGACGGTACGGTATGATTTTGCGATGACCCAGTATATGTAAATAGGGTATCTGCAACAGTAGTGGCAGTACTAGTATAATATTTTCCACTGGAATCCCTAGATTCATATGTAGACGTACTGGCATCGACACCCGTTGCATCTTCAAACTCATCGACCACGCCATCGACCATATTCTGCACTGTCAACCCGCCGTTTACAGTGATGCGGAAGGCATTGAGCATGATGTTGGCTTTCTCGGTGTCGCTGGCACCAGCAACGATACCCAACGATGTACGAGCAGCACTGGTAGAGGTAGCACCAGTACCACCTTCGGCCACACCGACTGTTTCTAGTAGCTTGGTACTGACTTTAGTTGTTGCCATGTTCTATTCCTTATTACGGTGCATCGGGCCACGTTGGGTTAGCTGGGTCTTCAGTTGATGCCGGAAGATCGCGCAGTTCCTGACGGTAGGTTGCCCATTCAGCCTTGGCCTCATCCAACGGCGAGTCGGTGTACTGTGTCCAATCGGTGGAATCTAACAAGGTGTTGCGCTCGCTGCGGAGCCTCTCCCAACTGCTTTCGAGGGCGTCAGCATCAGCTTGTGCCTGATCATTGGTGACTGTTTGAGCCTCGGCGTCGATAACCCAGTAGCTTGTTCCACCACCGGGATCAGGGGCAACAAAGCCACCGTATTGTTCAACGTGACTGACAGCATCAGCCTCGACGGCGAAGTCTTGGTACTTGTCTAAAGAACCGTCTGTAGATTTAACAACTGCTATAAAGCTTTCCATAATCTTTCCTTATTGGTAAGCGATATTGATGGAGCCGCCGTCGAAGGTATTTCCACCAGCGGTTATATTGAGTTGGGTCAATTCGGCGGTTAAGGATTTATGCCCCCCGCCCATAGAACTTCGATTTGTCAAGTTTTTCTGAACATGGGAAGAAACCCAAGTGAAAGCGGAGGCATCTTTCAGGGTCAAAATCATCTGCCCTGATACAGTATCCGGCGCTTCATCCGAAGCTGTAACAAAACCATCAGTAGCACTTTGGTGGGTCATGCCGGTATTATCCATAGCAGCAGCAGCGGATACATAGCCGGAAGTTTCAATGCCTCCGCTGTCACCAATCCGAATAAGTAAACTCCCGGTGCTGTTCGTGGAAATATCCTCCATTGTAATGGTAATTTGCGTTGTTCCAGCGGGGATTGAGCCAAAAGTGATAACCGTGCCGGAAGTGGTCGCCTGTTCCGTGCCAAGGGTGAGGCCACCAGCCGATGGAGTAACAAATGAAAGCACCCCACTAGCGTTTGTCTCAATAACCTGATTGGCACTTCCATCGGCATCTGGAAATAACAATGCTCCATCACCGATAGCTACTTTTCCTGATCCCTTACCTTGCAGAGTTAGGTTAGTGTTAGTACCAGTGGAGGCTATAACTCCATCAACTTTTAAATCGGACATGTCTTATTTCCTCATTATGGCGCTTCAGGCCACGTTGGGTCAGCAGGGTCTTCAGTTGACGCCGGAAGGTCGCGAAGCAACTGGCGATGAACGGCCCATTCAGCCTTATTGTCTAGCGGCGAATCAGCGCCTTGAGTCCAATCACTAGAGGCTAATAACGCATTACGTTCTACGCGAAGACCAGCCATTGCTCGTGCTGGCTTTGCTGCTTCCCTTCTTGCTTCTTCGGCGTTACGCGCAGTTTCTTCCTCTGCCGTGAATTGTACGCGAACACCGTCTACATTATGAAATCTAGTCATGAGAAACTCCCCAAATTGATAAGCGCCCTGAAGTTACGTTCCCCGATTCAAATAGAAACTGAACTCGGTCCGTGGTAATACTGGTTATTCGGTGCGCGTAACCTGAAAACCCACCTACGTTTCCACCGCCGGTACTTGGAATATAAGTAGCGTCAAATTTTACTATATTTTTCATTGATGTGTCGCCAGGGTTGAAAAGATAAGCGATAAAACCCATTCCCTCATCCGCTGCACTACCTACGTTTTCATTCCCTCTCCCCGTTAGGTAAATCTGGGGCTCACCGTAAGTAGCCAAAACAGCAACCGTAGAGTTTGATTGAAGTTTTCCAGTTGCCCACTCACCGTAATCACTGGACCCGGCATCTACGCCACCAGAGTCACCCAATCTAAGCCACCCCTCAATATTATCCACTGCGGGACGAAGCTCAGAGCCTACAATGCAATAAACGTCATAAGTGCTATCCAATCCCGTGATTGTAAGCGTTGCATCGTCTGAAGCCACAACAGTGCCGATTAAATTCCAAGCACCACCACCACCAGCCGCCGCCTCTGTCTCCACAGACATAACCTCAACCGTGTTAGCCGCTGTGGCATAACAGATGAGTCTGTCGCCCGTGGCTGTAGTCAGGTTAGCCGCTCCAGGAAGTTCAATCCCTGAACCGTGAGTGATCGTCAATGCCCCATCAAACTGAAGCATGAAGAAGTTCCCGGCTTCAACCGTCATTACGCTAAAGTTTGTCGTTCCGGTTACATCGAAGTAGTTACCGTCCGTGTCAATAACCAAAGGAGATGCTGAAGCTATATCACCACCCTTGGTCATCTTTAGGGTTGAGGCAATGGAAACGCCCCCGGTCCCTAAGCCGTCTAGGCTGAGATCACCCCCAGCACTGACTGCCGTAATTGCGTCTGCTTTAATTGTACTCATTATAATATCACCATTGTTGAGCCGCTAGTGACGGTAAGCGTCACGCCAGAGGCAAGAGTTAAGGGACCAGTTGCACTACCATTATCGCCACTGGCTATGGTGACGCTATTATTTAGTGTCTGTTCATTAACACGAATTATGTCAGCACTAGTACCTAGTGGACTACCAGATTCACCGAGCCATCCACCACCACCGGGTGAAGCAGGGATAACCTGATAACTTGGAGCCGAGCCGGTGCCGTTGGAAGTCAGTACATGAGTAGCCGTTCCTAAATGCGTTAATTGATCATAACCGACTGTGTTATCCCCCGGCACACCGATG